TTTACAACTTTAGAAAAAACGGCGGGATGTGTTTTGTTGCTCATATACTTTAGAATTTCTGCGGTTGCTACATAGTCTTTGCGTGTCATCATTTTTGTGTTACCTTTCCATTTCGGTAGAAGTTCTTGGTATGCATTTTACCAGATGGCTCTGACAAATTATAAGTGGCGCATTCTTTAGCATCGCCAAAGTCTGAGCATTTATCAAAAGTGTGAACGGCAGTTAAAGCGTCTGGAAATTGGTAGGTAGATACCATTTCGCCATCATATGCAATAGTTAGTTTATACATTATTCATTTACCCAATCTACTGTTAGTTCATCTTCAATTTCTACAACGCAATCGCAAGGCTCTACATCATAGTCGTATTCATTTCCAAAGAATACAAAACCTGCACCGCCACACTCATCACATGGAGCAGACACAATCTCCATTAACTGTTTTACATTAGCCATTTTAGTTTTCCTTTCGTGTTGTTGTTGGAATTGTAGCAGATAGCACTGACAAGGCTTCCGCCTTGCTTGCCTCACGTTGTGCGATCACGTGCTTTTTGAATTCTTCTAAGTTCATTCAAATGCTCCTTCTTCTAGTAAGCCTAATTCAATGTTGAACAATTCGTCTGGAGTTGCTTCGGATAAATCAACCCAGCCCGCACCTTCTTCATCCATTCTAAAAATTTCGATGTATCCCATTTATAGTTTTCCTTTCGTTAGAATTTTGGGTGAGAGTTCTTACTTACGACATTGGGCGAGAACACTCTCTAAACTGCCCCTGTTTCGATTTTATTTTATGGAGTTTTTACTGCGACTGTTCGGAACTTTGTTCCATAACCGCTATTTGGTGAAACCTCTACAAGATAAGTTTCGCAATCCTCATACCAAATTGCTTGTGGATGTTTTTCTGCTGAGATAATTTCTCCCTGCAAAGTATTTGAGTAGTAGTTAGTGCCTACAAGTAGGCTTTCGATTGAATAAACATTTGCTGACATTTTGTCCGCCTTTCGTTTTGTTGATAATGGAATTTTACCAGAACGGACTGACATTTTCCAATTTTGCAAGGGTTTGTCTCAATATTTGGAGCGTGGGCAATGTGATAAGCATCACACGCTAAATGTCCGATTTGTCTGTCAAATCGACACGCCGTAGAATTCAGGGTTTTTTATAACAATGTCGTAACGACACGCCCGACGCCGCAGCTCTTGTGGGCGCATCGACTTTTGTCAAGTCAACACGCCGTTACGCTAGTGTGATTTACATCGCATCTTCTCGCTTCATTAAGCGCCACGCATACACGAGGGCGGGGATCCCGATAAGTAGATATAGAGGGAGGTTAGCGTATAGCCCTAAGAAATCTGAGTTAATATAAAGAAACTCGCTAGTTATTTCAATTTCCATTTATTTATCTCCAAACATATCGAAAACCTCATCTAGTTGTTCATCTGTTAGATGGTCAATGCTAATTGCTTTTGTAAATCCAAAAACATCTTCTTCTTCTGCCATTAGTTTTTCATACATTTCTTCTTCTTCTAGGTGTGCGTATTGGTCTTGCACATCTGCTTGAATTGTATCCCATTTGCTCATCATTAGTTGTTTTCTCCTGTCTTGATAGATTGAATGTTAGCGGAAAACTTTACTTTCTTTCCTAAGTCGCTAGCGTTTAGCGTATCCATTAGATGGTCAATAGCCTTTATCTCGTGTGCTACATTGTCAATGCTTAGTAGTCGTGAGCCTTGCCAGATTGAGTATGTGATTGTCATTGTCTGTTCTTCTTTCGTTAGTAGTTAATTTGTTATGTCTGTAAGACTACACTAGGGGGCTGACATTTGCAACCCTAGCGGGGGTGTGTCGTGTGTGAGTTACCTCACATTACTAGGGTTCTTAGAGCAGTTGCTCATATGAACGAAACACGCATAACCGCATTCATCGCAGATGCTATCTGCTAGACGGGCTCGGATAGCGTCATAAGACTCTAGAGAGTTTCTGTTTTCATAGATTGAGTTCATTATTTAGACTCCTTATCTATACAGTTGATACAGTAGCAAGCCTTGCTACTTAGTAGGTCTCGCAAGAGAGCCTTTCTAGTGTAGGCATTTAAGCCGTATGAAGATTTTACTCCACCATTGTGGAAGTCGTGCACGATTGTGCTGTATAAAGTTTCTGTAAGTTGAGTCATTGTCTGACTCCTTTCGTTTAAGTGCTAAGTATTTCTTAACTTCTTATAACATTAACTATACAGGGGGGGTCTGACATTTATCAACTCGCAAAGGGTGCAATTCGGACATTTTGAAAAAAAACTATGTGTTTTGAATCACATTTAGGCTCATTATGGGCGCACTATCGGACAAAACGGACATTCATTTATGTGTGTATCATACAAGTTAAAAATATATTAACATTTTCTAAAAAGTGACTTTGATCTATTGACTTGCGAAAATATCAAATGTTATACTTGGAAAGGTTTCGGGGGGTTACACTAAGACTCAATATACCAAGTAATGCTTGGATTAGAATCTAGTAAAGCTCTCCCCTATCTTTCCAAAAAGATTTTTAAATTTGGGGGGTAGGGGGGGTTTGCTAAAATCTAATTCCCAAGTATCCACTATATAATAAATATAATATATATACAAGAGAAAAAAATATTTTATTAACATTATGAGAAATCTTAAATCTTAGTCGACTGATAAATATACTGATATATAATTATCTTATGTCTCCAGAGAAGATATCAATTAAGAAACAAAAAGAATATCTGGCACGTTATTTAAAAGAAGTAAAAGAAAAGAACCCTTGTATGGATTGCAAGATATCGTATCCGTACTACATGATGGACTTTGATCATGTGCGTGGGCGGAAGCAAGCAAATGTGGCGGAACTAATTAATACACTATCTAAGAAACGCCTGGACGAAGAGATAGCCAAATGCGAAGTAGTATGTTCTAATTGCCATAGGGTAAGAACTCATATGAGAAAGATGGGAAAGAAAGCATCATGAAATTTTGTAGCTACTGTGACAAGTTGTCATACACATCTAAAGTAACAATATCTGGCAAGAAGATCTACTATTGCGATGATCATGCAGATAGAATTGCAGTTGACTAGAATTAAATGAAAGACAAAGTCACATGCATGCAGCTGTGGAAAAAGTGGGAACAGCAATGTCCAGATAGTTTGAAAGTTGCAGAAACTCAAAGACGTATTGCTAATTATGAAAAAGCGGACTGGCAAGATATGATTACAGATTCAAGCCTAGTCATAGATAAATTAAAATACCTAGTAGTCAACGATATAGATATAAACTCGGAAGAATCTAAAGAAGCTTTTGACTACCTATGCAAGCACATATCTACATATTTTTTTGATCCTGATATTGAGTATCTAGGCACAATGCATTTGCTGCTAAGAATAGATCGGGACTACATAAGTTTTTTTAATGGATTTCAGGATGGTCTAGCAAGAAGGCTAGCTAATATGATGGAAATCTATATTAATGAGACTATATCTCAGTCAACTAGAATTATGGTACAATAAGATCATGATAAAAAGCTGGAACCGAATACGCTAGTCCCTAGGGGATATAGCTTAATCTGGTTAAAGCATTTGTCTTATATACAAACGACTCTGGGTTCAAATCCCAGTATCCCTACAAAGGAGGTCAATATGAATTGGCTTCAAGCAACAATTATATTTGGACCAATAGTGGTTCTATTAATAGCATTCTGGAAGGACATTAAATGAAGAAGATCTGGGCTTTAGTTACTCTGATTGCGACAGCAATCCTTTCAGGCATATACTTGTCTCGATTCTTAAATTGGGCGGGACAGTTAGAAATCTTTGATTTTGACCTAGATGAAGATATAGACAGTGAAGACTTCTAACATATATAGGTCAATACAATGGATTGCTTGGCTTCTTATGGGTATGTATATTATATCCTGGCTATTGTAGAAAATTGCTAGCTTTTTTTCTCCCGCCCTTTTAAGGGTCTAAGTATCGGAGATACCAAATATGACCCGTTAGGGCTTTAGAACCCTCGTAGAGGGCTTATATGGGATATTCTAGAAAATGTTGCAGATGGGAATATGGGTCTTCTATCGTCGGCGCACTTTTTTTGCACTTATTGCACTATATGTCCGATTTGTACGGTATTAACCAACTACCCAATCGCCATGCTTATAAATCCAGTCAACGAAAGAGTACTTGACTCCAGAAAGAACTTCATCTGACAGGTATGCCTGACCCTTATCAATTGGGAAACAGTACAAAGTATTTGGCTTTAGCTCTACCTTAGATCCATCAGAAAGAACTTTTATATCTCCGCCAGTCCATTCACCTAAGTAATAAAGTGCTATATAGTCTGCTGATCTCCATGCATCTTTTCCGCCCCACATTCTGCTTACATCATCACCAGGTCTTGTTCTATTAACTGTATTGTGTTCGTTTGTCCAGTACTCATTAATTATTGCTTCAACTATTGCAGCGTTTAATGGCTGAACTGTAAGTGGTGTTGAAATTCTTGCATAGAGCTCTGATGTCTCAGGTATTCCGTGACCAATCCAAGATTCTTCCTCAAGAGAGTCACATTGAAATAAAAGATACGTGTAGTCTTGAGGGTTAAGCAGATCATCGTATTTAAGAATGCCATTTCCAATATCAACGAACCCTGGCTTCTCGTGCAGATAAACCTGCTCGACAGGAACAGAGTTTTTAATTTCAAAAAATTCTTGAACAGTTTCTACTTCTGAAGAATCTTCTTGTTCTTCAATAATGTCTTCCCAAATAATCTCAGCCATCGTTTAATTCTTTTCTGTTAAGAAAGTAGAATAAGCATATCTTATTCCGCTAGTAACTTCTGCGACACCATGTCTAATCAAAGCGCCATGTATTAGTAGATCTCCAGACTTAGGCTTTATTCTTAAACCAAGTGCTGGGTAGTATAGTTCTCCGCCTTCAAATTTATCTGTAAAGTATGCTACAGCACCATACTTTGTTATAGCGCATGTATTAAAGTCATCGTTTGAGGTTGCTTCTCCGTCTTCACCGCATGTATCTTCATGTTCATGCATGCTGTCTCCAGGAAACATTCTATGGAAGGAAGAGTTTCTTGTAGCTATATATCCTGGGGCTACAAGTTCAGATACTCTTGTGTTGATTTCAAGTAGTTCTGGTATAGCCTTGCTAACCTTGCCATTGTACCAATCAAGTGGGCTGTTTGCTTCGTTCCACTCAGGCTCTGTTAGGCTGTTAGCGATATTTTCTAATGATACACATTCTTCTTCAGTTAAAAAGTTTTCGTATACCCAAATCTCGTCGTATATTTTTTTTACTTTAGGGTTATTGTCAAAATTAAGCATCGTTTCTCTTTCTCCAAAAAAATATTTTAGATAGTATTTTTTCTATACGTTTTTCAATCTTATCTTCCATTTGTCCCGCAGGAGTTTCTTCCTTATAATATTTTGTTTGGAAATAAGGATTTTTCATTTGTTTAGAAAACTCATGAGGGGTCATTACTCCATTATACCGCATGGCAAAACAAAAAGCCCATTCAGAGGCGGATCCGAATGGGCTTTGCTGCCGTTTAAGGCAATTATAGGGAACAATAAATTGCTCGACCTATAATCTTATTGTATGTTATACAATATTTTAAGTCAATACTAATCTACAGAAATCATTCCTCTTGCGATTAGTGCATCAACAATTCCACTGCACATTTGATTATATCCAGGTTGTGCCTGCAATAAAGCCTTTTCTAGCTCTACTAGGTCTCCCTGAGCCTGTACAGTTGCTTGTCTTGATTGAATATTAATTTGTTCAACCATTGTGTCTACTACAGCTTCTTTAGTCGCCATTTTCTTCCTTTTCTTCTATTGAGTATGATGGGCTGGGACCCAGAAGGAATCCCTCTTTGTGATATTGTATCATTTTTCCTACTTCTTCTCCACCGACTGATCCTTTTGCCACCAGGGTCAGCATATCGTAAATTCGGTGAAGCATTATATAATTTACCATAGGCAAATTGTCTTCTAAGGCTTGAGGCTCTTTTTCATCCATTATGGTCTCCCCATATCTTCCCAGAATTTCTCTCTCCCCATAGAATCTGTTTCTGTGAGGGCATTTGATTCAAATTCAAATGAAGAAAATGTCTCTTCTTCCGCCGCACTGAAATTCGCACTATTTTGCGGAATCACTTTGACATGAAAAAAGTTATTTTCTTCTTCACAGGCACATTGCCCATTTTTACATTTATTCAGCATTTTTTATTAATCCTAATATTTCTTCGTAGTCTTTTGTCCCAAGAATTTTTTTATAATCACATGATAGGCAATAAACAAAAACCCTGTCTTGCATATCTTGGTTGGGCAAAAGAGGACCCTGATCCATTGGACATTCAAGTCTTGGAACAAGGCCCTCTTCTGATAAGGCTATGTATTTAGATACATACTGTACCTGCATTTGACCTACTTTTTCTGATCAGTCGGGAATTGCAATAGCCATTCCTTTGCTTTTGGGGTCATACCCTTCCAAGCCGACCAATCAATACCGCCATTGGTCATGTAATACGTTATCTCTGCGTTTGTTACTGGGTCGAATAACTCTTTGTTACTCTTTAGGTCGAATTTCTCTAGTCTTGCAGGACCGAGATTTCCAATCATATTGATCTGGAATATTCCATAGGAATTATCTCCAGTTTGCTTATCCCCGTTATATGCAAGCGGTCTTCCGTTAGATTCACGCTTTGCTATTGACCAGGCTTTCTTAAGGCCTGACCCTTCGAATCCTACAGTCTTAAGAAGCGTTAGCAACTCTTCGTCTGTAAGCATCTCAGATGGCTTGTAAATCTCTTTACTAAAACTATCTAAGACTTCTTGCTTTAGTTGGGCTTCAGTTTTCACTAAAGGTTTTACTGTCAAGGCTTGTGCAGGCTGGACTGGAAACATAAATAATGTTATCATTACTATCGTAACCAGATTATGAGCCAAATCACTAACCTGTTGTTTTATTTTCTCCATTGGCATTTCCTCCTCTAGAGATAACGAACTACAATCATAACATTGATGGGATAAGCCTGTCAAGCCAGTCAACTAGAAAGAAAATATGAATATATCCTATTACACTATTCAAGCTGGCTTAAATCCTGCAGTTGGTTTTGGCTATGCGGGCAAAAATATAGTTAAATCATTAAATAATTTAGGACACTCAGTATCTTTTGCTAATCCTAAATCTACTATTCAATTAAATTTTACTCAGCCCCATCATTATAAGCTACATAGAAATCAGTATCAGATTGGATACACTCCGTGGGAGTCAACATCTATGAGGCCAGACTGGATTGAAAGATTTAATGCATGCGATGAAGTCTGGGCAACGTCTGATTGGTGTGCACAAGTTTTTAAAGACAACGGAATAACAAAACCAATATATGTTTATCCACATGGCATTGAAGATATATGGAAGCCAAAGCGTAGGGTTGTTAGAGAAGGACAACCAATTAAATTTTTACATATTGGAGAGCCCTCTCCAAGAAAAGACGGGCAGCTAGCAGTAGAAACTTTTATCAAGCTTTTTGGTAATAATCCAGATTATCATTTAACAATTAAAGCTCACAAGTTTAATACAGTTAGAGTTTACGATCAAAATAATAGATTTGGAAGCCCAGAAGAACTTTATAGTAATATAACTTTAATCACTGAAGAGTTTGAAGAAGCAGATCTTGTTTCTCTTTATCATAGCCACCATGTTCTACTTTACCCAACATGGGGAGAAGGTTTTGGATTTATACCACTTCAAGGATTAGCAACAGGCATGCCAGTTATATCAACATATGATTGGTCTCATTATGTGGACTACATTGGCCCCCTTAAATTAAAATCTAAACTTACAGATGAGACTTTACCAAAATCAGTTGGAGATGAATACATCGGGAAAATGTTTAAACCAGATGCAAAACATTTAGAAGAGTTGATGTATGAAGTATCTTTAAACTACAAGGCTTACTCTGGTTACTATTTTGCTCAATCAAATAAAATACATGAAGAATACAACTGGGATCAGTTGACTAAGAAAGCCTTCAAACATTTAGTAGAAAAATTTTTATAACGCTTCCCCTTTTAAAGTTTGTTTGGTAGAATAGGATCTTCACACTAAATTTAAATTAACCGCCAGGCGGAGAAACAGGTATTATAAATGTCTAAGACTATTGCTAACCCATATGAAAATTTTATTGCGCTATCTCGATATGCAAGATGGATATCAGAAGATAATCGTCGTGAGACTTGGGGAGAAACAGTAGATAGATACTTTAGCTTTATGCTAAATCACCTAAAAGAAAATTACAATTATATTCCAAATGAAAAGCTTGTAGCGGAATTAAAAGACGGTGTATTTCAAAGAAACGTCATGCCCTCTATGCGCTCCGTTATGACATCTGGAGCAGCACTAGAAAGAGATAATGTAGCAGGATATAACTGTTCATTTGTTCCAGTTGATTCACCTCGTTCATTTGACGAGACAATGTATATTCTTATGTGTGGCACAGGCGTAGGCTTCTCTGTTGAATACAAGTATGTTAATAAGCTTCCTGCCGTCCCAGATTCTTTTGAAAAGTCAGATACAGTAATTGTTGTAGAAGATTCAAAGCAGGGATGGGCAAAAGCATATCGTGAACTACTAGCTCTTCTTTGGACAGGACACATTCCAGCAATTGATGTTAGCAAGGTACGTCCAGCAGGTGCACGTCTAAAAACAATGGGTGGTCGATCATCGGGACCACAACCATTAATCAACTTATTTGATTTTACAATTGCAAAGTTTAAAAATGCAGCAGGCCGTAATTTAAAGCCAATTGAGGCACACGACATTATGTGTAAGATAGGAGAAGTTGTAGTTGTCGGTGGAGTAAGAAGATCGGCAATGATTTCTCTTTCTAATATTAACGATATTGAGATGGCCGCAGCAAAGTCAGGAAACTGGTGGGAGAATAACACACAACGTGCTTTGTCTAACAACTCTGTTGCGTATTCACGCAAGCCAGACATGGAGCAATTTATTGCAGAATGGAAATCTTTATATGACTCAAAGTCGGGAGAACGAGGTATATACAATGTGGCCGCAGCTCAAGCCCAAGCAGCCAAGTATGGAAGAAGAGATCCAGATATACACTACGGAACTAACCCGTGTTCAGAGATTATTTTACGTCCTTATCAGTTTTGTAACCTTTCAGAAGTCGTATTACGTGAAAATGATACAAAGAAAGATATTGAGCGTAAAGTAGAGCTTGCAACTATTCTCGGCACCTGGCAGTCAACGCTTACAGACTTTAAGTATCTTCGAAAGATTTGGAAAGATAACACAGAAGAAGAAAGACTATTAGGTGTTTCTTTAACTGGTCAGTTTGGCCACAAGTTTATGTCAGGAAAAGAAGATCTTGTTGCGCTAGAGGCATTTTTAATGACTCTTAGAGAAACGGCAAGAGCAAAAAATAAAGATGAGGCTCAGAAGATTGGGATTCAAGAGTCTGCCGCTATTACATGCGTAAAGCCATCAGGAACAGTGTCTCAATTGGTCGGGGTGTCTTCAGGAATGCATGCTTGGCATTCTCCATATTATATTCGTACTGTTCGTGGTTCAAAAGGAGATCCAATTTCTGTATTTCTTAAAGAAGTTGGAATCCCAGTAGAAGATGATGTAATGAAGCCAAACGATACATACGTTTTCTCATTTCCAGTAAAAGCACCAGAAGGTGCAATTGTTAGAAATGATTTGACAGCCATAGAGCACCTAAACATTTGGCTGGTTTACCAACGTGCATGGTGTGAGCATAAGCCATCTATTACTGTATCTGTAAAAGAGGACGAGTGGATGGAAGTTGGAGCTTGGGTATATAAGCATTTTGATGAGGTTTCTGGAATTTCATTCCTGCCACACTCAGATCACTCATACAAGCAGGCGCCATACCAAGAGGTGACAAAAGAAGAATATGAAGATCTTCTTTCTAAGATGCCTAAAGAAATTCGTTGGGAAGACCTATCTTTTTATGAGACAGAAGATGGCACTTCTACCAATGCAACACTTGCCTGCAGCTCAGATGGAAATTGTGAGCTTGTAGATATTTCTGCTTAGTGGTAGAATATTAGTATTGGGGAATACCCCAAAATTCTGGGCACCCTGCCCAAAATGGAGATGATAAGATGGCTATCAAAAAATTTGATAAGGCTGATTTAAATAAAGACGGGAAAGTAACAATGCAAGAACAAATTTTAGCAGCAATTGGAACATACGGAAGAGCATTTTTGGCAGCAGCTACAGCACTCTATATGACTGGTAATACAAATCCAAAGGATTTGATTGCAGCTGGAGTAGCAGCAATTGCACCAGTTATTCTAAAGGCTCTAAGCCCAAGCAACAAGGAATTTGGATTTACAAGCAAGTAATTTAATCTTTACTGTTAGGATAGCTCCTGTGCTAAAATAAGCATAGGAGTTTTCCTATTTAGGAGTACTATAAAATGGCAGGGCAAAAGAATTTCGAAGTGGATCAAAATGCCACATTTTCATTTATTGTTGAATATAAAGACAATAATGGATTACCCGTTGACTTAACTGGAGCAACAGCAAAAATGCAGGTTCGTGATACAAAGGGCGGAAGCAAGTTAGCATTTAGCTTAACATCTCCAGCAGGTGGAATTACAATTACCCCAGCACTTGGTAAACTGACTATTAAAATGACTCCAACACAAACTAATAAGCTATTCTATCCAAAATCATCATATGACATTATGTTGACAGATTCAAATGCAAATAAAATTAAATTGCTAGAAGGCTTTATGACTCTTAGCAGATCGGTGACAATATAATGGTAGAAACAATTGTTGTAACAGTTCCAAGTAACGAAGTGGTTGTATCATCTCCAGGTCCACAGGGGCCAAGAGGTAAAAGTATTCTTAATGGAGCAGGTGCCCCAGCAGAAAATTTTGGCCTAGAGGGAGATTTTTACTATGATAAAAATACAACAAGATTCTATGGCCCAAAGCCAACAGACGTAACTTGGACTGGAGCTACAAGCTACCTTTTAAACATGACTCTAGAGTATTCATGGGAACTTACACAGGTAACTGGCCCAGTATCTGGAGTTTACTCTGTAGAAATTAATCACAATCTAGGAATGAAGCCAAATGTTACAGTTAAATCAAGCGCAGGCGACGTTTTAGAAACAGGAATAGATTATAATAGTAGTAACAAAATAACACTGACAATGGCTCAACCATTCTCAGGGACAGCGTACCTGTCTTAAGGGAGTTAGCAAATGGCAAGAAAATTTTTAGTTAGCGTTGATCTCAACAAGAATGAGCTTCTCAACGCCAGAATCCAAAACCTTGGTGCTGCACCATCTAGCCCAGTAACTGGACAAATTTACTATGATACATCTAATCAAACGATGTACTACTACAATGGACTATCTTCACCTAACGGTCCATGGATGCCAATGTCTGGCTCCACAGAAGTTATTCAAGACGTCATTGGCTCATCTATTATTGGCGGAGTTGGTTTAACATCAACATACGGTGATCCAGCAGGAACAACAACAATTGATTTGGACAATACAGCAGTAACAGCTGGTTCATACGGTTCAACAACACAGATTCCTACATTTACAGTTGATGCACAAGGTCGTTTGACTGCAGCAGGAACAGTAGACGTAGCTACAGAGCTAGATATTACTGGAGACACTGGAACAACTTCAATCTCCTTGCTCACAGAAGGTCTAACTGTAGCTGGAGGAGAAGGTATTGATGTTGCTGTAACAGAAAACACAATTACAATATCCTCAGAAGATGCTTCTACAACCAACAAGGGTGCTGCATCATTTAATACAGATGACTTTAATGTAACAGCAGGACACGCAGAACTAAAAGATACAGTTGTCAAAGCAATCACAACTGATTCTGGAGCACTTACGCCTTCAGGACACGGAATTTCAATTCTTGGTGGAGAAGGTGTTGATGTAACTCATACTGGCACATCAATTACAGTAACTGGAGAAGATGCAACTTCATCAAATAAAGGTATTGCAAGTTTTGATGCAACAGACTTTACAGTAACATCAGGAGCTGTAACATTAAATGCTGAGCGTGTACAAGATATCGTTTCTTCACAAATTGTTGCAGGCGAAGGCATTGATGTAACATATGATGATAACGCAGGAACACTAACAGTAGATGCAGAAATTGCAACAACAACAAATCGTGGTGTTGCTTCTTTTGCTACAGCAGATTTTACCGTAACAGACGGTGCAGTATCTGTTAAGAACGTAAACCTTGGAACACAAACCACTGGTGACTACGTTGCAAATATTCAGGGCACAACTAACGAAATAACAGTTAGCCCAACTTCTGGAGAAGGAGCCACAGTAACAATTGGCCTCCCAGATGATGTAACAATTGCAAACAACCTTAATATCGGCGGAGACCTTAATGTTGCTGGTGTAATTAACACAGTTAACTCAACACAAGTTAACATATCAGATAATAAGATTAATCTTAACTCTGATATGCCAGAAGAAAATGCACCTTCTTTAAATGCTGGAATTGTTGTACATCGTGGACTTGAAGCAGATGCTGAAATTCTATGGAACGAAACAGTAGATAGATGGCAAGTTGGTCTTCAGGGTGGATCTTATCATGAGATTGCTCGTGTATGGAAGTCTGATATTACAACAACAGAGGTTGCTCCATATACATTCACAGCAACCCACAACCTTGGAACAAGAGATGTATTGGTTGCCGTTTATGCAACTTCTTCTCCATATTCAGAGGTTGAAGTTGATGTTGATCATACCTCAACAAATGCAGTAACGTTGACATTTGCAATCGCACCAGTAGCTGGAGCATATAGAGTCGTAATCACTGGATAAGGAGAGTTAAGTGTCTGTACAAAGATTAGTACCTTTACATGCAGTAGCTCTTAGCTCAGACCCAATTAATTCTAGAATTGGTGATTTGTATTATAATACAGTTGATAATGCTTTAAAGTTTTATGATGGATCTGTTTGGAATTTAGTTGGAGGCGGAGCAATAACTGGACTGCTTGATCATGTTCATACATATGATGGAGAAGTTTATTCTGTTAGCGCAAACGAAATACTTTCAGATGGAATTGTTGATGCAGGAAGCCCTAGTTCAAATCTTGATAATTTACCAGGAACTATTGACGGAGGAGCTCCTAATTCAACTGTAAATAATTTAATAGGAAATCTTGATGGAGGAACACCATAATGGCTGCTAAAATAAGAATAAGAAGAGGAACTTCTGCTCAATGGGCAGCTTCTAATAGAATTTTAGATCAAGGCGAGCTTGGATATGATACATCTTCTAAGCTTCTTAAAATTGGTGACGGTTCAACAACTTGGAGCAATTTAGATAATCTAGTTTTAAATGTTACTTTAAATTCTTTAGTTGCCACCGAAACATACCTTCGCACACAAGCAATTGCAACAGCCAAATCAGAAGCTATTTCAACTGCTTCCACAGATGCAACTACAAAAGCAAACGCTGCACAAGCAGCTGCAATCTCTGCAGCAGCTACAGATGCCACCACAAAGGCAAATTCAGCACAATCAGCAGCCGCTACAGATGCAACTACAAAGGCGAATGCTGCACAAGCAGCTGCAATCTCTGCAGCAGCTACAGATGCAACTACAAAAGCAAGCTCTGCTGTAACTAGCGCAAATTTATATACAGATACAGCCGTAGCTTCTTTAGGCAATACCGCAGAATTAACATATGTTCCAATATCAGATGTTGGAAACATAGATGGCGTTGCTTCTCTTGATGCCAATGGTAAAATACCAGACTCTCAAATACCAGCAGGTATTGCAAGAGATTCAGAAGTATCTTCAGCTATTACAACAGCTATAAACAACTTAGTTGATGGAGCACCAATTGCACTTGACACATTAAATGAGTTGGCGGCTGCAATTAATGACGATGCCTCATATGCTTCAAGTATAACTACAGCGCTAGGACTTAAAGCACCAATTGCTTCACCTACATTTACTGGTACAGTTTCTGGTATAGACAAGACTATGGTTGGATTAGCAAATGTAGATAATACAACCGACGCCAACAAGCCAATTTCAACTGCCACACAGACAGCCTTAGACACAAAGCTTAATTCTTCAACAGCATCTTCTACTTATGCACCTATAGCCTCACCTACATTTACTGGAACAGTAGGCGGAATTACAAAATCAATGGTTGGCCTTAGTAATGTAGACAATACATCAGATGTAAACAAGCCTATTTCAACAGCAGTAAGTTCTGAGCTTGATAAAAAAACAAATCTTCTTTATACAATAACTCCAAATTCAGGATCATACACATTGCTTTCATCAGACCTTGGATCTTTAATTGAAATGTCTAACGGAGGAACTTTAACTATTACAGATTCTTCATCTTTCCCAGTCGGATTTGCAGTAGATGTTTTACAGACTGGATCTTCTCAGGTAACTATTGCTGGAGATGGGTTTACTCCAGATGCCACCCCTGGTTTAAAATTACGTACTCGATGGAGTAGCGCTACGCTTGTTAAACGAGGACTCAACTCTTGGGTTGTACTCGGAGATTTGAGCGCTTAAAATGCGTAGAAAAACTGGTAGAGTCGGAAGAAGAAAAGTAAATGTTCCAAATCTTTCTGGACTAAGCAGATCTCAGGCAAAAACACTTCTAGAGTCAGTTGGACTTAATTGGTCTGAAACTGCCTCTACCATTCAAAATATAAATTTAGATCAATCAATTGTAAGTCAAGAAATTGAAAGCGGAAATACAATTAGAATTGGTGATACAGTATCTTTTAGCTATTATAATTATGTAGCACCCCCTCCTCCCCCTCCCCCTCCACCTTCAGGTCCACCTTCAGGTCCACCACAAGGTCCACCACAAGGTCCACCACCAGCAGTAAGTGATTGTACAGATGACGACGCTTCATTTTGTAATAATATTGATTCACAGGGATATGGAGACGTATATCAATATCAATACAGTCCTAGTGGTCAGTTTACATGCTCTCCAAGATATATAGGTAGATCTTTCTGTGGCGTACCAACTCCACCTTCTGGACCACCTTCTGGACCACCAGCTGCTCCTCCTTCAGGATGTCAAGAATATGGAATTGCATCATATGGATCATGCAACTGGAACCCATTCATTGCAGGATGTACACAGTCTGTACAAAGATATAATGTTGACTGCACAACATACGAGGATTATATATTCTGCTCTGGCTGTTCACAGCCACCAGCAGATCCACCAGCTGCTCCACCTTCTGGACCACCTTCTGGACCACCAGCAGATCCACCTTTTGGCCCACCTATTGGAAAATCTGTTTCCGTATCCACCATGGTTAGAACTACATCAGGACTTGTTCGTGCTGAAAACTTAAATGTAGGTGACGTATTGCTTTCTGCAGATTTAGAAGGTTTTCCATATAATCCAGCTGAAGGTGTCACCGAAGAAGCTTTGGCTTGGACAAGCGATAATCCAAACTTAAACATTGTAAATACAACAATAGTTGGAATAACTAGAAGAATTTCAGAAAAAGCTGTTGTAGTAAATGGTGACATATTTTCTCAATGGCACTGGATACTTGTAAAAAGAAATGATATAACTCAATTTGTTAGATCTGAAGAAATTATTGAAGGAACGGATTACATTTTCGATATAGATAGCAATTCATGGGAAATTGTAGATTTGTTTGAAATAATAGAAGTTGGTCATGAAACGGTATCAATAGACTGCGAGCCTTATGATATGTTCTTTACTGAAAAAATGCTAACGCATGACTCTTTCTCAATATAATATTGTCAGTCTAAAAAAAGTTGAAGATAAGATAGTACCCATATTTTCAGCCTGGCCTAAAGAGTTGGCAGGTTGGTGGCTACAAATAACAAGAGTATCTCTGGTTCAAACAGGATGGGTATGTCAATTTTATTATAATAATAAGTATCCAGAGGGAACAGTAATAACTTCTGATTTTGTACAAAAAGATTATCCAGATATGTATTTGCTTGTAGATCACGATGGGACTGTAGATAGGGTTTATATAAATCCCGCTTATAGGAAAAGAGGGCTTTTGGCAGTAAGCGGGCCTATTCTAAGAAGCCTTATGTATGAACTTTTTAATATAATAGTAGAAACAACTACAGATAGTAGTTTAAAAACAAAAAAGGGAATAGTTGAAGCCTACGGCTCAATAGGAGAAAATATACCCTCAAGAAAACCAGAAGAGCTATTGTCTGACATTTCTGTAGAGGACATACTTCCACCAAGAGATCCAGTATACCCATTTGTTTGGGTTAAAGAGAGGGTTGGAGGCAAAAATGAATCGTAATGAAAGATTGTTATATAGATCTAATAAAAAAACATTAATTCATGCGGGAAAAGTAGATGCCTCTGGAATGCATGAAATATTTAATTTAGAATTAAATAAAGAGGACCTTGTATATCAATTTCCAGTTGCTGGCATTTTGGGTATAAGCGAAAAGCCTCAGTCCATATTGCCAAATAGAGATAAAAACATCTTGTCTTTTCCAGACATCCGAACCAATAAACTATTTAAAGAAGTGGTTGGACTTATAAAAGAATTTTGTATTAAGTTTAACTTAAGCTATGAAGCAAATAGATACTACCTTTCTTCTGACCTATTAGATTCCCGCCCTCTTAATTTTTGGTACGATCAGTCTAGCGCAAGTAGACCAGCCTTATTTGGAATACTGTGCTTAGAGGATTCTGTTTCTAGAATAAAGATTAATGAAATAGAGATGTCTTTAAGCCTAGGAGATATTGTAATTTCAGAGGCGGGCAACAAGGTAGTCTACCTTGACTCATTTAAGTCTTTAAACATACAGGTTCTTCCAGTATCTGAATTAAAAGGACAGTACTTAGAAAAATGGATACCTCTATGTTAAAAATAAGTCTTTTGGTATAATTAAAGGCATAGGAGATAAAATGTCAAATACAGAAAACACAGATCTTCCCAAAAGAGAAGTAAGGCCCTGGGATTTTTTAAATCCAAAAACTGAATACGCCACAAAAGAAGAGGCGGATAGAAGATACAATATCTGTGACTATTGCCCAGAACTAATATCTTTAACCAAGCAATGCAAAAAATGTGGATGCTTAATGCACTTAAAAACAAAGCTTGAAAAGGCTACATGCCCACTTGGTAAATGGTAGATTTAATAAATTCTGGTGTATAATTAGGGAAGGAGCGTATAGCATATGGCAGTAACCTTTCCAGTTAATCTGGATAATTTCACCAATCCTCAATCTACGAGTTCGGTTGGTAATCCTTCGCATGCCCAACAGCATTCTGATGCTAATGATGCTATTGCAGCTCTTCAATCTAAAGTAGGTGTTAATAATTCAACTGTGCCAACAACTCTAGACTATAGAGTTAAAACACTTGAGCTGGGTATATCAAAAAAGATTCAAACACTGTCTGACGCCCCATCTTCTCCAGAGATAGGCGCAGTTTATTTTAATACTTCCGAAAACACAATTAAAGTTTATAATGGAACAGAATGGTACGACGTGGCTGGCCCAAAATCTATTCTTGAGCATGATCACGAAATAAATGGATTGGTTAACTCTGTAGAATATGGAAACTATGTCAGCGAAGATAAGATTTTTGCAAATGCTGGTACTACTTCCTCAACCTACCAAGATAACTACATCGACGGAGGTGGTGCATAATGGCAATTAGAATTCAATTACGCAGAGACACAGCAGCAAATTGGACTTCAGCAAATCCTGTTTTAAGAGCAGGAGAATTTGGTGTTGAAACAGACACACTTAAGGTTAAGGTGGGTAATGGCACAAGCACATGGACCCAGATATCTAGCTATTTAAATATTACCCCCGCACAGCTAGCAACAACAGTTACAGCAGTAAATGCATATACAGATGCAGCAGTTGCGTCTCTAGGAAACACTGCATCAAATACATATGTACCTCTTTCTGATGTAGGTAATATAGATGGTGTTGCATCACTTGATGCTACTGGTAAAATTCCAGACTCACAAATTCCAGCAGGAATAACTAGAGACACAGAGTTGTCATCTGCTATATCAACAGCAATTAGCAACCTTATTGATGGCGCTCCAGGTGCTTTAGATACTCTTAATGAATTAGCCGCAGCAATTAATGATGATTCTTCTTATGCATCTACAATAACATCAGCTCTTGGCTTAAAGGCACCACTAGCATCACCAGCCTTGACTGGAACTCCTACTGCACCAACAGCAGCAGCAGATACAAACACAACCCAAATTGCAACAACAGCATTTGCTAAAGCAGAAGCAGACGCTGCACAAGCAGCAGCTGCTACAGATGCTACCGATAAGGTTGCCGCAGAAGCAGCCCTTAGAGTATCTGGCGATGCGGCTTCCGTATCAACCGCTTCTACAGATGCCACAACAAAGGCAAATGCAGCGCAAGCAGCCGCAATCTCTGCAGCCGCTACAGACGCAACCACAAAGGCAGACGCTGCACAAGCAGCTGCAATCTCTGCAGCCGCTACAGATGCAACCACAAAAGCAAATGCAGCGCAAGCAGCCGCAATCTCTGCAGCCGCTACAGATGCAACTACAAAAGCAAACGCTGCACAAGCAGCTGCAATCTCTGCAGCCGCTACAGATGCCACTACAAAGGCAGACGCTGCACAAGCAGCTGCAGCAACCGACGCTACAACAAAGGCGAATGCGGCGCAAGCAGCAGCAATATCTGCAGCAGCAACTGACGCTACAACAAAAGCAAATGCAGCAAAAACTGGTGCAGAGGCCACAGCAGCAGCAGCGCTTTCTTCACACGAATCAGACACAACAAATATTCATGGCATTGCAGACACTTCTCTTCTTGCTACAAAATCATATGCTGACTCTGCAGCATCTGCAGCAGTTGCCGCAGTTATCGATACAGCCCCAGCAGCGTTAGATACACTTAACGAACTAGCAGCAGCTCTCGGAGACGACGCAAACTTTGCAACAACAATTACAACTTCAATTGGAACAAAGGCGCCGATAGATTCACCAACATTTACAGGAACCGTAAGTGGAATTACAAAATCAATGGTTGGCCTTGGTAGTGTAGACAACACAACTGATGCTGATAAGCCAGTATCAACAGCAACCCAGACAGCTCTTAATCTTAAGGCAAATCTAGCTTCACCAACTTTTACGGGAACAGTAGTTTTCCCAGATAATACAATCACTAACGCAATGCTAGCTGGATCAATTGCAAATAACAAGCTTGCAAATTCTTCTATTACAATTAACGGAAGCGCAGTATCTTTAGGTGGATCCGTTACATTGGCTACAGGAAATGCAGCAACTGAAAGCACTCTGGGAACTGTATATGGAAAAGTAACATTAGCTGGAGTTGACAATACATCTCTGGGAAGCCTAACTCTTCAGAATACAGAGACTGGTATTTTAAACACTGCCGTCGGTAATGAATCCCTAAGAACGCTATCTAGCGGAGAAAGAAATACAGTAATTGGTTACCAGGCTGGTACCCTTATAGAGACTGGATCAGATAACACTCTATTAGGAACAAATGCAGGAAATACTTTACTCGGCGGAACCAACAATATTATTATTGGTTCTAATGCACAAGCTCCAACAAACAGTACAAGCAATGAAATCATTATAGGAAATGGTTCAAACACCTCGTTTAAAATACCAGGAATTGGTCTTTTAGCAACAGCAACAGATTATATTATTACAGCAACATCTGCACAAAATTTAACTAACAAAACTTTGACTTCACCAACGATTGTTAGTCCGATATTTCAAGGTCCAATATCGGTCTTTAATCCAACAGATGACAGTCATGCAGTAAACAAGGGTTACCTGGTAGCAGAGCTAGCAGATGCCGTTGGAAGCGATATATATCCTTTAGATAGCCTTTCTCAATTATTTGACGGATATACATCAAGATTTAAATTAAAATTTGATGGAGTAGATTTTATTCCAACAAACCCATATAAGCTTTTGATAACAATTAATGGTATAATTCAAATATTGGGAAACCAAGATCAGCACTGGCTCAGCGCATTGCCTTCTGAGGGGTACTTTTTAGATAATGATGGATATATTCAGTTTGGAGAACCAATTCCAGCTGGGTCATCATTTGAAGCAAAGTATATTTCAGGACCAAATACGCAAACAGTTAAAAAATCTAGATATCCGTTCAGAGCAACAGATATATTATTAGGAGATTAAGAAAATGGCAAGAAAAGTATTACTAGAAACGTCTTATACGTTCACCCCATCAACAAGAACTATTTCGATTCCAAAAACAATCTTGAAAGAAAGATTGCTTTTGATCACAAACGTAACAACAAATCAGGTTATTTATAATTTTTCAGATCCAAGCTTGGGCACAACATCATACTCAGCTACTACAAACTCTGCTATGGTAGAAAACACAACACTCGTTCTAGCATATAACACAGCTTCTATGACATCAACAGATAAGCTTATGTTTACAATTGATACATTTGACGAGAGCTTTACGCCAGCAGAATCACAGCTAGACCCAGCAAACAAGTTTAGAGTTTCTCAACCAAGAGCTCTTATCGACACTGATTTTGAATACGGTACACAGACTTCTAAATGGGAAAACCTAGGACTAATTAATAATAGACCATTTGCTTATGCAAGACCAACACCTATTCCTAATATATCTTCTATAAATCTCCCAACAGGTTCAAGAACAGTTACAGTAACACTCAGCTCTGGAACAGCTCCAGCAAACGGAACTCCAGTTACAATTCAGGATACATTCCTAGCAATTGCAGACGGTAACTTTATTATTGAAAACGGAGGCGGAGGATCAAGCTTCTCATATACAGCTTCTGCAATCAATAGAACAAGCATTACAGAAATCCTAGACCCAAACAAGACTTTGGTAAATCAGGGAGTTTTGTTTAGCGGTGCACAAATTGGCGGAAACGCATCATTAACATATTCAGGAAGAAAGATAACAGTAGTTACATCAGTACCTCACGGACTTGCCCTAGGCAATGAAATTGTTGTGCTTGGTGCTACAGCAACAACTAACCCACCAAATGGTAACCAAGAAGTTGCTCAGATCATCAATACTACAACATTCGCTTTCTATCATGACCAAGCACCTACTGGCACAATCGCTGGTGGAATTGCTATCTATGTACGACCACAGTCAACATTTGCTCACAGACCACACGATGGTGGTGTTTTGTTTAGCGCAAACTCAGGCTCAAACTACGCACAGTGTGTTCGTCAAACTCGTAGATACTTTAGATATCAGTCAGGTAAGGGAATTCAGATTTCTTCAGGAACTGTTCTCAAGCCTTACGCAGGAATTGAAAACATAACATCAAATAATACAGTTGCGGTAACTGTTCAGACAAAAGAAAAGCATAATCTGCAACCAGGAACTACAATTAAAATTGGTGGCTGTAATGAGTCAGCATACAATGGAACATTTACAATTACTAATGTTCTTTCTGCTACATCATTCCAGTATCAAGCACTAACAGTGCCATCAGCAACCGTAGCAACTGGAGCATTCTATGCATCAGTTGAAGCATGGTATGGATGCCAAAATAGACTAGGTGCTTTTGATGAGCAAAATGGTCTATTCTGGGAGTACGATGGAACTACTCTATACGCAGTTCGCAGAAGCTCAACATTCCAGCTTTCTGGTAAAGTGACAGTATCTGCAAACTCTGCAACAGTTTTGCAGTCTAGCGTAGAATTTCCAACATACTTCTCTAAGCAGTTGATTCCAGGAGACAAGATTGTAATCCGTGGACAATCATACAAGGTTGTTTCAATTGCATCAGATACATCATTGACAATTAGCCCAGCTTATCGTGGAGCCAGCGCTTCAATGGCAATTGTTTCAAGAACAGATGATACAAAAATTGCTCAAAGCGATTTTAATCTAGACAAGATTGATGGTACAGGTCCTTCCCAGTACAACATAGATCTTGGAAAGATGCAGATGTTCTACATTGACTATACATGGTATGGTGCAGGATTCGTTAGATGGGGTGTTAGAGGGCCAAAGGGTAACGTTATTTACGTACACAAGATGCCAAACAACAACATTAACACAGAGGCCTACATGCGTTCTGGTAACCTTCCAGGAAGATATGAAAGCTCAACCAATCCTCCTTACACAAAGGCAACTACAGAAATTTTAACAACAGATGCAGCACTAACAGTAGCATCTACAGCTGGATTCCCACCTTCAGGAACACTGGTCATAAGAAACGAAAGCACTTATGAGTATGTTAACTACACAGGTAAGTCAGCAACAACATTTACTGGCCTTACAAGAGGAAAGGCTGGAGTTGAAGCAGGAATTAACATTACAATGGTAACTGGTTCAAGCACAGGAACTGTTGCAAGCAACACAGGAATTCAGGTTGGACAAAGAGTTATTTCCAGCGCTTACCCTGAAGGAACCTTTGTTACTTCAATTGTAGGAACAGCAATTCAAATGAGCAAGGCTGCCCTATCAGATAACCCAACTGGAGTAATTATTGTTCCAATGGGTGCAACATCAGCGCAGGCATTCCCATTCGCATCAACATCACCAACAATGGTGGAGTTGGCGTATCCATCATTCTCAGCATCCATATCTCACTGGGGAACCTCAGTAATTATGGACGGTAACTTTGATGAAGATAAGTCACTCGTCTTTACATATGGACAGAGAACTTCAACATCTATTTCAGCAGGAGCATCAAGAGCGCTTATGGCAATCCGTGTAGCACCTTCTGTAGATAATGGTATTGCAGCAGCATTCGGACAAAGAGAGTTAATTAACCGTATGCAGCTTACACTTAAGGCTCTAGACGTTACAACATCTACCGCTGGTGCAAACCTTCTTGTAACAGCAGTACTAAATGGTGTTCCTACAACAACAAATGCGTGGACTAACGCAGTAGGAAACGTAGCTGGAGTTGCAAACTCATCACTAGCACAAATTGTAGACTACTCATTAACCTCAACTACATTAGTTGGTGGAGAAGTTACAGCAGGTTTCTTTGTGGGAACTGGAGCAAACTCAATTGATTTGAGCAACGTTCGAGACCTTGGAAACTCTATTGTCGGTGGAGGATCTACAAACTCTAACACAAACATTTATCCAGATGGTCCAGATACACTGACAATTGTTGTTACAAATATCGGTTCTTCAACAGCATCTGTGTTCGGAAGATTATCCTGGACTGAGGCTCAGGCGTAAGGATATAAAATGTCTATTACTAAAGGAAATTTTCCCTACGAAACAGATTTGCAGGTTAAATCATTATCAGTTTCTGATAACTGCGGTCTTTCTGGAATAACAACATTTTCTGGAGTAGTAAAGTTAAGTGGAACACTTGACAGCACATTAGGAAACATTCGGTTTATAGATGGGGTACAGTCAAAACAGGGTACCCCGTCTATAACCCCAATATCCACTAAATTCTTTAACTATACATTGAGTGATTTGAATGAAAGAGATTCTATCATTGATATGAGAATGACTGTTGCAAATACAGTAACAATTCCAGCGGATAGTGTTATTAATTTCCCCGTAGGAACCACTATGGATATTTTGCAAACAGGAGCAGGACAAACTACAGTCCAAGCAGGACCTGGCGTAGTGTTAAACTTTACTCCAGGACAAAAGCTAAGATTTCAATGGTCAATTGCAACAATATTAAAGCGAGACGCCAATACTTGGCTTTTATTCGGAGATTTAACAGCGTAAGAAGGGTATTTAAAAAATGGGAAAAAAGACGGGTAGAAAAGCGCAACTCTCTGGAGATTTTGAATATCCAGTACCACCAATAAATGTAGTTGCAACAGATGTAGGAACAAATAGACCATATAACAATGGTGCTATAAATGTTACTTTTGAATACCCAACAGGTCAATTACCTATTATAAACTATACTGCAAAGTTTACACCAAATAGTGGATCAGTTACCTATACAGATTTTTCCGCAACATCTCCAATTGTAATTAGCGGAATACCTTCAGGATTAACTGGCTTTGTAACAGTAAATGCAACAAATGCAAATGGAACTTCTCAAGAGTCTACTGCAACCGCTCCGCTTTTAGTTACAACGGTTCCACAGTCACCAAGAACAGTAACAGCAACATCCACAACCACTGGACCAGGACACACTACTTCAGATCTTCGTGGTCAAGACGTAGTTTCTTGGGGACACCCAGCAGATGGCGGAAAGGCTATATCAAAGTATATTATTACTTCTTCAGATACAGCAACACAGCCAGGTGGACTAGCATCTCCATACGAAACTAATTACCCAGCAACATCTATAGCAATTAGAGAAACCATGGCAACTGCTCAGATCTATACAGTAAGAGCAGTAAATGCAAATGGTACTTCTCTTGGAGCAGCAACTGGTGAAGTTACAACATTCTTCTCACCACCAGCTTTCTTTTCTCCGCCCAACTTCTTTGCGCCACCTAACTTTTTTGCACCACCTAACTTCTTTGCGCCACCTAACTTCTTTGCGCCACCGCAGTTCTTTGCGCCACCTAACTTTTTCGTTCCACCACTATTCTTCGCACCACCGCAGTTCTTTGCACCACCGCAGTTCTTTGCGCCACCGCAGTTCTTTGCGCCACCTAACTTTTTTACCCCACCAGGGTTCTTTGCTCCGCCAAGATTCTTTGCGCCACCAGCATTTTTCTCTCCACCAGGGTTCTTTTCGCCTCCAAGATTCTTTTCACCACCAGGGTTCTTTGCTCCACCAAGATTCTTTGCGCCACCAGGGTTCTTCGGGCCACCAAGATTCTTTGGTCCTCCAGGATTCTGTATCCCAGCAGATACTGAAGTATTAACTAAAGACGGCTACAAGAAAGCAAGAGACATTAAGATAGATGATTATTTACTAACTGTTTCTTTTGACAATCTTCCAGCACATGACTCTAATTGTTCACAAGGATATGTAACAACAGATTGCATGATTAAGGTAGCGGCCTGGAAAGATCTATCTCTTTCTAATCAAGCTACTCTAGAGTCTAGAGTTACAAATATATTTAAGCAGACTAAATCATCTTTTATGAGAATCAATGATAATGAAAAATATGACTTGTCTCTACTAGAGCAACCTCTTATAAAAAGAGGAAGCGAGTACATGTTGCCAGAAGTCTCTGATTTACAGATAGGCGATGAGCTATTTAATTATGATAATCCATCAGAACCTATAGTTATAGAGTCTCTAAATGAGATAGAAGAAGAAAGAGATGTTTTCTTATTTTATAGAGAGCCATGGGGACTTGTTGTAGCCGCATCAATGCTTGCCTATAATGGATGTGCAACAAATGATAAATTTGTTGCAGAGAATGAGTATCAAGAGTCTGCTGAAGAAGTAGTCTCTGAATCACAAGACAACTAATCCTTGACTATATAGCATAAAAATGCTATTCTTTAGTAATGATATACAATAAAAAGCAAATATATCCAGGGATTTGGGTATACCCTAACTCTTTTCCAAAAAGCCTTAATTTAATTAATAGAATTGAGGAATGCGTATCCAATAAAGAAACCTCCTGGAACGGCGCAAGCGTATGCCTAGAAGAAGTAGATTTAACATACAGAGATGCCTGGGACTTCAAGCTATCAGATTTAGGCAAAGATCATCCTCTTTATAAAGACATATATAATTGCCAAAAAGATGCAGCTGAAGATTTTTGTAATATGTATTCAATTAAAATGGATTTTTGGGAATGGACTAACGTTGTCAAGTATTACCCAAATCAATTTTTTCAAGAGCATGCAGATGATGGATGGTCTTATAAATGTGCAGTATCTTTAGTTGGTTATCCAAATGACGACTATACTGGTGGAGGATTATATTTTCCTAAATTTAATCTTCATATAACTCCAGAGGTTGGGGATCTTGTAATATTCCCATCATCTTTTATATATTCTCATGTGGCCCTACCAGTTGAAACAGGCGTTAAATATTCTTTTGTTACTATGCTGGATTATAATGATGATGCCCATACTGAAGAATATGATAGAATGATAGATAACAAACACAAGGGGAAAAAATAATATGCTTCCAAATGCAGAAACGATATACCCAGGAATTATTGTATACAGAGACGTTTTTAAAAAAGAATACAACCTGGCAGAAAGATTAGAAAAGGTTTTAGAAAAACAGGAAAATAAGAAACACTGGAATTTAGCTCAAACAGGTTTTGATACACTAAATACAGACTATAGAGATGCCTGGGATTTTAAGATTAAAGAAAATGACGGCGGATCTTTAATGTATGGTAATGGAAACCATGTTCAGCAAGAAGACCTTACAGAAGATGAAATTGAGCTAAGACAAATATGGAGAGACTCAAAGGGTGTTCAGCTTAGCGCTGTAGCAGACTATATGAATATGTTTCAGCTTCCCCCATTAAATTATTGGGAATCTTTTAACTTTATCAAGTATGCAAAAAATCAACATTTTAATGTGCACTCAGATCACGGATACTCATACGTCTGCGTTCTTTCATCAGTAGGATATATTAATGATGACTACGAAGGAGGGGAACTATTTTTTGATAAGCTAGGACTTAAGATCAAGCCAAAAGCTGGAGACTTATACCTTTTCCCATCTTCTTATATTTATTCTCATGCAGCAATGCCAGTAAAGTCTGGAACAAAGTATGCTATTGTAACAATGTTAGATTATCAAGAAGCTCCACACACACCTCTTTATAGAGAGATAGAAGCTGGATACGAATACAATCATTTCACCGAAGGGAAAAGATTTATACCAGCAGAAAAAAGAGATCAGTAAATGATTAAAATTACTGCATACGATAATTTACAAAATACAGCAAACATAGAACCTCTTTCAGCAAAAAGAGATTGGATGGACGCAACAGAACATAATCACGCATATAGATGTTTCCCTTTGACCCTAGCAAACCAGCTTGGATGGGGAATATCTTTTCCAGAGGACATAACGTTTATGTGGGATGGAATAACAAGCACATATCCTCACAACGTTAAAGTTTTATCAGGTGAAAAATACTGTGAGACAGGACGTGGACATGCAACAATTAATTTTAAAACAAACCTAGTCTTTGAAACAGAAAGCAACTACACCCTTCTTTCATTTCCAGTACCAAATAGTTTTGTTGATGGAGCACAAGCGGTTACTAGCCTATTGTCTTCATCATTTTTTGGCAGCCCGCTACCAGTAGCTTGGAAAATTACAAAGCCTTATACACCAATCACAATTAAAGCAAACCAGCCAGTTATTGCAGTTCTACCAATCTCTTTAACAGAATTAAATAATTCTACGCTAGACATTAAACATATAAAAGACATGCCTAGCCAGCATTTTGAGAAAATGCCAACATACGAAGGTGCAGTTGCGGCAGCCAAAGAGGCGGCAGAAAAACAAATATGGACAGACTATTATAGAGATGCAACAGATTACCTGGGAAACAAGTTGGGTACACACGAAGTTAAATCAATTAAGCTAAAGGTTAATAAGTATAAATGAAAATTATTTTTAACTCTAATAGGCACTATAACAACAAGGATCTTGTACCTGGACCTACAAAAAATACAATGCCTATGTGGTTTAAAAATGCCAGTAAATATTGGAAAGATTTTGAAGGCAATGATGTAGTTGCCCCACCAGATAATAAAAGAGGGCCAGGATTTAAATCTTGTCCAGCTCTACATGATATTTTCACAACAGGATATACATTTACAACGCCATGCGACATTAATGTTTTTATGGAAAATGGATACCCGTTAATAAATGCAGAGCCAGGCTATGACGACTTTGTTGCAATACGTTCGCATATGGGAGAGTTCCATTACCCTGAAGGATATTATAAATTTGTTTACCACTGGTATCCAAACTGGGGTTTCACTCTTCCAGAAGGATATAGCGCTTTAGTGGTTCAGCCAATCAATAACTTTGGTCTGCCTTTTTTAACAGTAGGCGGTATAATTGATAGTGACAAGTACGGAGCACCAGGGTTGATGCCATTCTTTATTAGAGACGGATTCACGGGGGTGATTCCTAAAGGAACCCCTTATGCACAAATCATTCCGATCAAAAGAGAAGAGTGGAAATCAGAGTTTAACCTGTATACATATCAAGAAATGCAAAAAAAGCATGATGATCATGTAGCTATTTACAGAGCAGACACGGGTGTTTACAAAAAAAATACATGGGTACCAAAAAGATATGAATAGGAAAAGAAATTAAATGGATAACATTGTAGAAAACACATCAGATATTAGAAAACACAGAACGTCTATAACCCCATCAGGATATTTTGGCAATGGAAAAGAAAACATTGTAGAAATTGAAAATTTGTTGACCGAAGAAGAAAATGAATACCTTCTAAACTTTATTAAGGGCAATCAGATATGGGATCAGGGCCAAGACGTACGTAATGAAAATGGAACTATAATTTATCAGCACAACGTATGGGCAGATCGTGTTGCAACAAAAAAATCCCTAGATGAATCAGACCCAAATGTTTCTGTTATGCTAGAGGCAATAATTCAAAGACTAAGGCTTATTATTGAAAAGCATTTTAATGTAGAGGTAAACCCTACAGGCCCATGTCTAGTAAGATGGCCAGTGGGTTCTATGCAATGGCCACATGCAGATAAAGAGTTGCATGAGGGCCCAGACAAGGGCACTGCAAACAATTTCCCTTGGTACGATATTGGTACAGTAATTTATTTAAATGAAGACTACGAAGGCGGAAGATTACATTTCCCAAAACAAGAAATTGCTTTTAAGCCAAAAGCCAGGGCTGCATATTTTTTCCCAGGCGACTTAAATTATATACACGGAGTAGACGTAATTACACAAGGCACCAGATATACCTCACCATGGTTCTGGACTATAACTAAATTAGGAGAAAAAACAAATGGCTGATTTCACATCAAAAACACTCTATCCTAGAATTGAAATCTACAAGGGCTTGCTCCCAGATCATAAAGAAATTTTTGATGTTGTAAAGTCAACCGAGAGCATTGAAAATGAGTCGGACGAGCACTACTTTGTTCCGTGGACAAAATGGAGCAAGTTTGGAACTTACTCATCAACAAAGTTTAAGGGTGCAGTAGAAGACCTTATAGGGAAAAACGAAACCTTCGATAAAGAGTATTGGGCTGCAGAAAGAGTCTGGGACGCATACAATGTTGCTATTGAAGACTATATTAAAAAATATAATGTAGAGCTACCAAAGGATTGCCAGCTAGGATCATCATCATTCTGTAAGTATTTTACCAATGTTGATTCACTAAAGAATAACTTGACTATGCAGTATCACACTGATTTTAAGCAAACCGATAAGGACGCACCAGGAGATAAGTTTTATATTACATGCACAGTTTACATTAATGATGATTACGAAGGTGGAGAGATAGAATTTTACGTAAACGGAGAATTCGTTCCCGCATACAAGCCAGAGGCAGGAGACATCATGGTATTCCCATCTGGCGAAGGATACTATCATGGGGTTAAGACCGCAACAAAAGGAAATAAGTATTTAATAAGAAACTTTATGTTTTACCCATATGCTGGATCAGAAGAATGGCTTGCAAACCAGTTAAAATATGGTGCAGCAAAATGGGCTGAGATGGAAAAAAGAAGAATAAGCCTCGACGTATATGGAGGAAATCTGGTATTTGAAAACGGAAAAGAAAAGGTTCCAACCGAAAAAGAAATACAGGACCACATAGACTATTTGGATAGTCTAGAAGATAAAGATAAGACGGTGTGCTAATGGAAATTGTATCCCTTAAAGATGATGTTTTTGTTGTTGATAATTTAATTACAGAAGAAGAATGCCAAAAAATAATTGCTTATTTTGATGCAATTACAGATGCAGGACATTTAAAATGGAACCAGATATCCTTCTACGGCTCATTGGCAATGGGTTACTGGCCATGGGATGACAATCTTCTAGTATTTGGATTACCTAAAGACTACTTCTCTATTTTAAAAGAAAAAGTAAAAAAAGCAGGAGAGATCTGTTTTAATAGAGAGCTTTCAGAAGTAAGCTACCATGCACAGAAATGGGTTATTGGGGCTTTTGCAGGATTCCATTCAGACAACACCCATGAAGATGGAACGCCATCCGCATTTTATAAAAGCAAGTACGCTGGATTCCTATACCTAAATGATAATTTTGATGGAGGAGTTTTAAACTTTAAGCATCATGATATTGCAATAAAGCCAAAGCCTGGAAGATTAGCTTTCTTTAAAGGCGGACACGGTAATGAGCATGAGGTTACTATGGTACAAAAGGCAGAGAGATACACAGTAGGATCTTTCTGGGATAATGCCGATGCCGTTTACACACCAGAACAAATTGCTGAGTGGGAACAAGAGCTTAAGGAAACAAGGGCAGAGCAAGAAAAAACTTATGAAGAGTGGAACGAGCTTAAGAAAAAGGGAACTCCTCCAACCCATAAAGGCAAATACGATGTTTAAAGAAACTATTACAGAAGACATACATTATTACACTGAAGTGTTTGATGACGTAGATACAATGATAAAAGAAATTGAAGCAATGGATCAGTTTCAAGATATTGGGTCTCAAATAACTCAATGGGAGCCATGGCTTTCTTCTTGCAAAACCGTGCAGTATGGTTATCAAAAAACAATAAATTATAAAAATGTTTTAAACCATAGCGTTAGAGATAGACATAACTCTAAGACTGCCAGCATAATCCATTACAGGGCAATTCAAATAGCCGAAGAGTATGCTTCACATCATGGCATAGATCTGGGTGATCTCCCAACACATTGTAAAATATATAAGTATGACAATTTAACAAAAATGGGTCCCCACACAGATTATGACCCAGACTATAGCCCAAAGGATTTAGTGGGTACGGTTTCAATTGTTTTTTATTTAAATGACGATTATGAAGGAGGAGATTTATCTTTTCCTAATGACAACATATCCGTAAAGCCAAAGGCAAGCAGCGCTCTGGTTTTTAAGTCACACGGAGTTTTACATGAGCCTAAGCCAACAACCGTAGGCACAAAATACATGGTTGCGATATTTTTCTTCAAGAAATAATATATAAACGAAACAGGTATATAATAATAAAATGAGCTATCAGTTAAAAGTAATACAAGATTATCCAATCGGCCTTTGGCCGTTGGATGAGTCTTCTGGTACTTTAGCGTCCGATGTATCTGGATGCAATAATGATGGAACATATACTGGCGGGCTAACCACTGGATTAATACCACTTGTTTCGGGTGGAGCAAATGGATCCCTAATAACAAACACCAAATACATAACCTTACCAGTAACTAAAGATTATTATGGATCCGTTGCAGACGGAGGATTTGCTGATATAAATTCATCGGATAATGCATTCTCTTTAGAGGTGTGGTTTTATCCTAAAATTACAACAAGTGGCCTAACTACTATATTTGCAGACTCAGCAACAGGTGTAGGTATTTTTTATGAAAAAGGCAATTTGGTATTTAAGCTTGAGTCGGAAAGGCTTGACTATACTTTACCAAATATTGAGCAATCCCATCACATAGTAGCAACATATTCTATTACTGAAATGTCGTTGTATGTGGATGGTAAATTTGCAGCAACCAAACCTTTAACTAATTACAAGTTTACCAATGAGGTAATTACATTAAAGCTAGGCCCAACCTCAAATGCATCAGATTCATTTATTGTAGATGCACCAGCAGTTTACAGGTACGCCCTAGGCTTAGATAAAATTTTAGAGCATTATAATTATTCTGGCACAACATCCCCACTTCAAGTTTCTTACCCAGATGAGGGCACATTATTTGAGATATATGATGACAGCGTAAGCAAGCAATTTAATTTTGCATATCCAGCTAATCGACCATTAGAATATTTTGTTACAGAGGATTTAATTTATAACACGGAAGAAAAGTATTTAGAAATAAAGAAAACAGCCTCTGCAGCCCCTAAGAGCGTAGTTGTAGTAGACGCCATAGCAATTCCTGCAGCATTCGACTTAGACTCGTCTAAGATAGAGTGGGAGGGCGATAACGGGGTATCTGTAAGAACCTCTACAGATGGAACATCTTGGGAGTCTTGTTTTAATGGAAAAGCAATTCCTCAATTTAAGTTAGGTAGCTTTAGCTCTGAAAGAACTCTTTATCTTGAGATAACATTTACATCATCAGATACATCTAAGTTTATTCCAAGACTTTATAGCCTACTCGTATCTTTTTATAAAGATCAGGTTTTATATTCAATAAGCAATCCAGACTATATATACACAATAGAGTCTGAGTCAGGATTTGCCTCAAAAGACATTACCCTGGGCAGAATTAAATATCCTATTCTGTCCCGTCAAAAACTAAACGGATTAACAACGGCAGGCGGGGCGGGATTCAAAATTAATACCGCAGAATCAATAAGAACAATAGAGCTCTTTTTAACCCTATCAGACCTTACATCAAACTCTATCATATCAAGTACGGCAAATGGAGATTTTGTATCAGCAGGATACTCCTGGGCAACAAATGGAACTATTACTAAATCTAATATATCTGCTATTTATGTTAATGGGGTAGACAAGACATCTCAGACAAACATAAGCTCGGTATTCCTTGCAAATGAACTATACCATGTTGTCATAGTGACAAATGGCCCAGTATCAGGAACCATTTTGTTTAACCATAAAACAACTGGTGGGCCTGCTAGCCTGTATCAGTATATTTCTTACTACCCTTCAGCATTTAATTCAGCCAAGGCCCTATCCCACTATAATATGCATATAGGAAGATCTGCTACAGTTGCAGATGATTCGTCCATAACATTGACAGAAAGCTCCGTAGACTTCTATGATAATGATTGGGTTGTGCTACAAAACAAATAATTTGTCACACAGATTGACAAAAGCTGGACTTGTATAGGAAATAATGGTAAAATAAAATACTATGGACATCAATCGAATCAATACTAAAATCCTTGAAGAGGAAACAACTCTAGGTATATATGTCTGGGAAATGCCTGACGGCAGATGGATCGGAGACGACGATGGGAACTTTCTTTCAGTCACATCAAAAAAAGGAAATAGATCCAAAGTCGATGCTCTGGCTAGAGAAGTTCGCTCATACGGTATATATGAAGGCGGGCCTAAATTTCTTTCAGGACGCAGAAAAATTGACGATGAAGAATTCCAGCATCAGAAACAAAGACTTGAATGGGGACTAGTTCCAGACCCACTAGATATTGGAAACTATAAAGACGAAATGAAAAAGTTGAGGGGTACAAGATGAGCGTAGAGTTTCTTGATGATGACAACTCAGATAACATTATTGATATTTCAAATACAGCAGACTGGTTCTCTTTAAAAAAAGATGAAATAAGCAATGACCCATTCTCAGTAGGACTAGAGGATCTTAAAAAGGTAAGAGGACTTGGAACATCTTTTAAGCGTAAAATGAATAGAGAGTTTTCTAAATCATTTACAGGTAGAGAAGATACGGGCACACAGCAAAACTTGCTAGCACAGGCTATTACTGGCTACGCAATGTTTGATCTAGTAGAGCCACCATATAACCTTGAATACCTTTCAAAAGTTTATGAGATTTCAACATATAACTATGCCGCAATTAATGCAAAGGTGGCAAACATAGTTGGTCTTGGATACGATTTTATAGAGACAAAGAAAACAAATGATGCTATTGATTCACTTACAGACGATAAGTCTCTTGAAAGAGCACGTAGAAAATTAAGCAAGCTAAGACAAGACCTGCACACATGGCTAGATACAACAAACGATGAAGATACATTTACTCAAACATTAATTAAAGTATTTACAGACTATGAAGCAACAGGTAATGGTTATATTGAAATTGGCAGAACCACAGCGGGTAACATTGGTTATATCGGACACATCCCTGCAAAAACAATGCGTGTTCGTAGACTAAGAGATGGCTTTATTCAACTGCTTTATGGTAAGGCTGTTTATTTCCGAAACTTTGGAGACACTGAAACAGAGAACCCAATTGCTGGCCAAGAAGATAGACCAAATGAAATTATTCACATAAAGAAGTATACGCCTATGAACAACTATTATGGCGTGGCAGATATTATTGCAGCCCAAGTATCCCTAGCTGGTAACGAGTTGTCTGGAAGATATAATCTTGACTATTTTGAAAACAAGGCTGTCCCAAGATATATTATTACAGTTAAGGGCGCTAAGCTTTCTTCAGAATCAGAAAGAAAGCTGCTTGAATTTTTCCAGGTCGGACTAAAGGGAAAGAATCACAGATCCCTATATATCCCACTTCCAGGAGATACCCCAGATTCAAAAACTGAATTTAAAATGGAGCCAGTTGAGGCAAACCCACAAGAGTCTTCATTTAACGTCTACCGTAAATCAAATAGAGATGAAATCCTGCTGGCACACCGTGTACCAATTAATAAAATTGGAACCCCAGAAGGAGTTAATTTAGCGGTAGCAAGAGATGCTGACAAAACATTTAAAGAGCAGGTTTGCCGTCCAGCACAAATGATTTTGGAAAAGAAATTAAATAAAATATTTGAAGAAAAGACAGATGCCCTGACTCTTAAGTTTAATGAATTAACACTCACAGACGAAGACACTCAGTCTAAAATTGATGAGAGATATTTAAGAATGCAGGTAATTACCCCTAACGAAGTTAGAATTAGAAAGGGTATGATTCCTCTGGATGGCGGAGACGATGTTGTAGATCTTAAGGCTCAGGCACCAGAAATTAGAGCCCAGGCTGGAAATACCAGACAAAGATCCCAGGACCGACAAGCAACTGCCCCAGATAATTCTGGAGAAGGCAGAAATGCTAAAGGCGATGGAAGACAGGTTGAATAAATTTACTCAACTGTTATTTGCCTTTTTATCTATAAGTAGATAAAATTAAGCATATGAATATTGAAAAGTCTTTGTGGTCCAGTCATGGCGACAACATCAGTTTATCGGTTCCCTTCACTAAGGTCAACCGTGAAAAAAGAACTGTATCTGGTTTCGCCACACTAGACAATGTTGATCAAACAGGTGACGTTGTAACAGCAGAGTCAAGCCTGAAAGCATTCGAAAATTTCCGTGGAAACATTCGTGAGATGCACGGATCCAACGCAGTAGGTAAGATGGTTTCGTTTAAGCCAGAAACTTTTTACGATGCAACATCAAAAGAATTTTATAACGGCGTTTATGTAGATGCATATATTTCAAAGGGTGCACAGGATACCTGGGAAAAAGTTTTAGACGGTACGCTTTCTGGTTTTTCAATCGGCGGAAAGATTATTGAATCAGACAATGAAGTTAACAAGTCAAACGGTAAGACTGTAAGATTTATTAAGAACTATGAATTGATTGAGCTTTCTATTGTTGATTCTCCAGCAAATGAACTATGCAACATTCTTTCTATACAGAAGGCAAATGGTGCACTAATATTTAAGGGAATAGCAACTGAAGTTACAACTGAAAATATTTTCTATTGCGAAGACAGCAATTCTGTTTTTATCTCAACAGAAAAAACATATGACTCTCCAGTATCTGGAAAGCCAGCCACACTAATAGGTTGGGTTGAAAGTTCAGATGTTAATAAGTCAAAAGAGATTGATAAGATTCTTGATGCATATAAGCATTCAAGATTTACGTTGCCTGAAACACAAACAATTGCAAAACAGGCAAACGCAGAAGGAGGTAATGAAATGTCACATCACGACGAAAATGTAGTTGCTGAAGTTGTTGCAGAAGATGCAGCTACAGAAGCAGTCGCAGAAGAGACAGCGGTTGTTGCAGAAGATGCAGCTCCAGTTGAAACTCCAGTCGAAGCTCCTGCAGAAGAAGCAGTAGCAGAAGACGTTCCTGCCGAAACTCTGGAAAAAGCAGCCGAAGTATCAGAAGATAAGGTTGATGAACCTGATTTTGCAAAAATGTTAGGCGATCTAAAAGGCTTTTTCTCAGAAACTCTAAACAAGGCATCTGAAGCAAATGCAGCACAGGTAACAACAATCCAAGAGATTGTTGAAACTTTTAGCAAGAGCGTAGATGCTAGAATTTCAGAGTTGGCAGAACAACACACAGCACTTTCAAGCGCTGTAAATAACATCAAGAGCACGATTGATGGTGTACAAAAGCGTGTCGATGCAGTAGAGTCAGAGACTGCAATTAAGAAGTCTTCAGATCTTGGCCGATCAGAAGAGGTAACAATCAGAAAATCTAAATGGAACGGTTCTTTCCTCGGTTCCGTAAACGAAATATTTAACTAAGGTAGGTATAAAATAATGAGCAATGAAACATTAGAAAAGGCCGTAGCAGCTGGTACTCAGGTATCAACAGGATTCGGTTCAACAACTGGTGGAACAGGAGTACACACAGCGTCTGAAAATGGCAATGGTGGTCTTCTTAACCCAGAACAATCTGCTCGCTTCCTTGATTATATGTTCGACGCAACCGTAATCGGTAAGGTCGCACGTACAGTTCGCATGAAGTCAGATACAGCAGAAATTGATCGCATGTCAGTAGGCGAAAAGCTTATGAAGCTTGCGACAGAGGCAGACAATACTGGTGTTAACTCAGCAGTAACTTTCTCAAAGATCTCTCTAACAACAAAGAAGCTACGCATGGATTGGGAGCTTTCAACAGAGTCTCTAGAAGACAACATCGAGGGTGCAGATCTAGAAGATCACATTGCACGTTTGATGGCAACACAGGCAGGAAATGACATCGAAGATGTTATTCTTAACGGTGATACAGCTCTAACAGGAGACGCTCTTTACAAGTCATTTGATGGCGTTGTAAAGAAGGCAAAGGCATCAGGTCGTGTCGTAGACGCAGCTGGCGCTGAAGTTTCTCGTGAAGTATTCAACAAGGCACTTAAGGCTATGCCACGTAAGTACAAGCAACGTCGTGGAGACCTTCGCTTCCTTGCTGGATCAAACTTGATTCAGGACTTCCTATACAAGAACAGTATTGGAACAAATCAGACAATTCCACAGGACATCGCTTCAAGCGTAATCCGTGGCGGAGTCGCACCACTAGGTGGACCTGCAGGATATGTGGCACCATTCGCATTTGGTATTCCAATTGTTGAAGTTCCACTTCTTTCAGAGACACAGACTGGTACACACTCAGGAGCTTCAGGTTCACACGGAGATATCCACTTGTCATTCCCAAATAACGTAGTTATTGGTATCAAGCGTGATGTAACTGTTTACCGTTTCTTCTGGCCACGTAAGGACTCAATCGAGTACACAATGTACACTCGTGTTGGCGTCCAGATCGAACAAGCAGATGCTTGGGTTGTCGTAAAGAACGTTAAGGTTGCTTCTTAATTAAGAAATAACCCCCGAAAGGCCCCCAATTAATTTTGGGGGCTTTTCATTTTAATTTAACAATGCTATAATTAAGGAACCTAACAAAGGAGAATATATGTCATTCGAGACATTGAAAGTAGCAGAACTCAGAAAAATTGCAGAGGACTTTGCAGTTGATACTGATGGAATAAAGAACAAGGCCGATATTATTGCCGCTCTTGCCGAAGAGGGAGTAACATGGTCAGTTTACCAAAAGACTATTAAGGACATTGAAGAGGCGGCAGATGAATTTAGCGAAGATTCAGAAGAGATTCTTCCAAGATTTGATCCTAAAGCCCAAGCAGAAGATACAGTACTAGTTAGAATGACTAGAGAAAATTATAGATATGATATTCTAGGATTTACATTTACAAAAGAGCATCCTTTTGTTGCAATGACAGAAGATGACGCTCAAGAAATTTTTGACAAGGAGGAAGGTTTTCGTTTAGCAACTCCAAAGGAAGTTCAGGAGTACTACGGCTAAACAAACCTATATAAATGGCCGAGGTTTTAATAAACAGTCAATCACCAGTAACACATAAAGTTTTTTGGAATGGTGATGTTGCAAATGCAGACTCTCTTCCAACCGTGGCATTATATGACGTCACTCTAGATCCAGCTGTAAGTCCAGCAGTTAGCCCAACACAACTGCTGGCAAACCTTACATCATCCTTGGATGAAAATAACCCAGGAACATATTCAGTAAATATTCCATATCAGTTTACAGATAGAAATAAAACTTTAAGACTACAATGGAACTATGCGGTAAATGGAACTGCGGTAAAGCACTCAGACGAAGTTTTTGTAATAACTCCGTATGTGGATTTTAATCATGCCCTAGATATTGGATTTAGCACAGACTCTTCTGACCCAGGATATAAGTCCTACAGAGATTTGTTGATGGCAGAAAAGTATGCTCGTAAAATTATAGAGCAGCACACAAGCCAAAACTTTTATTTAAAAGATGAAGTATTTGTTGTTTACGGAGACGATTCAGACATACTTCCATTGCCTTCAAGAATTGCTGAACTTCATTACTTGTATGCCAACGATATATTGTTAGTAGACAATATTGAAGAAATAAATAATTGGAACTATGATGTAATGCTTAGCGAAAGCGGATACGGAATAAGAATTAATCGTGCTAGCATGATAGATAATACAGTATACGTAGCAAACGGAATGATTCCTCCAAGCATTAATGATCATAGCAATGGAGTTTTCCAGTCTGGAGTGCCATACAGAGTCTACGGCAAATTTGGCTGGGACAAGGTTCCAGATAACGTTGAACTTGCAGCAATAGAATTAATGAAGGATTATTTCTCTAAAGATACAGTATGGAGAAACAAATATATCCAGAGCATACAGACGTTCGACTGGAACTTCAAGTACTCAGATCAATCATTTGCTGGAACTGGTAATAATTACGCAGACCAATTGCTTGCAGATTATGTCTTATCAAAATCGGTAGTGATTTAAATGAATAACCTCATAGACGCCGTCCTGTCTATGACGATGGACGTTTACAGGCAGTTTGATACACAAGACGAAGACACTGGAGCTATTGTAAAAGAATGGCATTATTACAAAAGCGTAGCTTGCCATGCTAAAGGCGTAGTTAGCAACTCATCAACCACAAGGTCGGGAGATAAGCAGATATTTGATAATCGATATACAAACGATCAAACTATTCAAGTAAGAACTGCAGAAAGAATAACCGCCAGAGAAAAGATAACTAATATAAGAGATAGCGATGGTAATGTTATATGGGTAGAAATTAATTTCCCCACAGATACACCAACCGTATTTGAAGTTATGGGGAATACTCCAATCACAGACCCATTTGGAAAAGTAGTCGCATATAACTCAACAATGAAAAGATCGGAGAATCAAGTAATTGGACAATAGTACACTACTTGTGACAGCGGCTAGCGGATTGCAAAAAGGCATGGCTGGAACTTCGGGTACCATTTTAAAAGATAGCACAGTTGCTCAAATCTCAGCGGCAATATATTATCAGGCTCAGGTTGTATCTAAGCTAACAACAAATAAGCAATTTCAAAAGAAATTTCAATCTATAGTTTTTAAGCAAATACAAGAAGACTTCGGCCTCTACCTAGACTCACAGGCTAGAATGAATCCTAAATCTTTACATCATATGTATGAGTGGAAAAAGACTGGAAACAAGAATGCAAGATTGTTTACCTTAAATATATTATCTACAGATGGACTATCATTTAAGATTGCTTCTAATTTCTTGCCTTCTAAATCTGCTGTGCCAAATAAGTTTGGAAGCAGAAAGCATGTATTTATCAATAAAGCTTCTGTGATGGAAGCTGGAATGCCTCTAGTAATCCGTCCTAGGTTCGCAGAGCGATTAGTATTTGAAACTAGTACTGGAGTAGTGTATATGCCCAAAGGGGCCTCTGTGACCGTTACAAGGCCAGGCGGAGGCAAGGCTACAGGAAGATTCAAAATTGCATATGCACAATTCTTCACTGGTAATTTAGTAAGCCTATCGATTAAAAAGTCTGGCTTTCAACAAATATTTAATTCTTCATTAACTAAATCAATGAGGCTGCCATCAGATGTTAAAAAGGTTAAATATTCATTTAATGCTAATACGTTAAACATGCAGGCAGAGTCAGCACTTGCTGCAGCATTTGGGGGTGCAGTATGACAGATTATAAAGCAGATGTAATGCTTGATTTAAGAAAGTACCTTTGGTCTGAATTAAAGGACAATAATATATTTGAGCCTACTGATTATTATTCAGATAATATTGGACAAGAGATTGTTCCAATTATTCCAATTCAGCAGTCCCCAGAAATGAATCAATTTTTGAGCGGGAAGAAGCACATAGTCTATGACAAGATAGGCATCTCATATGAGGACAATTGGGCCATATGCTGTGAGCAGATTTTATTTACCATTTACTCAACAGATGTTTCAGAAATCAATGAGATCAGAAACTTGATGACTGACCTATTTAGAAGAATGGATGACTCAGCCAGAGACACCAACGCATATTCTGGTATATCTAAAAAGTTTAAATTCTTCAGCATATTCGTTGCCGATATATCCCCAACAGCCCCATCGGAAGAGCTGGCTGGATTTCTATCCACAGATATAATCCTTGAGGTTAAATATGCAAGGATCCTAGACTCAGCAGGTCGATTCCTATAATTTGCCTTTGGGCGCATTATACTCTATTATTGTACATAGAGGAAAGGGCCTAGCCAGCCAAGATTTAACGTTTTACAATAATATATATATATTTTTATAAATAGGAGGAAAATAACTATGGCACAATCCGTAGGTAATGCTAAAAATATTCTCGTTGGTGCATCTCCGTTGTTCTTGTCAACTATTGACGTAAACGACTCAGACTACATCGCAAACGCAGAAGCAGGTGTCGCTGTTGCAAGCGGCGCAACAACAGTTGGTGTTCCAGCATTCGCATCAGGCGAATCATATACAACAACACTTAACAATGTTGATCAGACAGCAGGAAAGTTTGGATACCGTAACGTTGGTTTTACTAACAATGGTCTCCAGATCACCTATAACCCAACATACGATTCAGTAACCGTTGACCAGTTGCTTGATACAGCTAAGCTGTTCAAGTCTGCAATGGAAGTTATGATCGCAACAGAAATGTCAGAAGGTACCCTAGAAAACATCGTTGCTGTATTCGGACAGAATGCATCATCTTTGACAACATCAGGTACTGGAGCTACAAAGAAGGATGTTCTTGGTCTTGAAGCAGGTTCCCTAGGAGCAGCTCCAACAGAGCGTCAACTAATTGCAGTTGGTCAAGCACCTACAGCAACTTCAACAGCATCAGAGCGTGTATATTATGCACGTAGAGTATTGTCTGTACAACAGTCACAATTCTCACTTGCTCGTACAACTCCAACTACATTCCCAGTAACTTTCCGTCTTCTACCAGATGCTAACTACTCTGGCTCAGAATACGGCAAGATTATTGACCGTGTACTATCAGCATAATAAATTTAATTTATTAATGAAAGCCCCCAGGAAACTGGGGGTTTTCCATTTGTATAGATAATATCTATATGTTATAATAATTAAGACTAGATCCTAGGAGGATTAAATTGGCAACAACAGTATATAGCGTAGAAGAATTAACTCTTCAGAATGGCTCAACAATTAAGTTGAAGCCGCTGAGCATTAAAGAGCTAAGAAAGTTTATGAACGTACTACAAGCAGCAAGCGATTCAACTACAGAGGCAGAAACTCTCAACGTATTAATTGACGCAGTTGCAGTAGCACTTGAAAAGCAGTTACCAGAATTGGTAGCAGATAGAGATGCACTGGAAGATGCACTAGATGTTCCTACAATCAATCGTATCCTTGAGGTATGTGGTGGGATTAAGATGGACGACCCAAACCTTCTAGCGGCAGCGGTTCTGGCTGGTCAGAACTAGATTTAGCCGCTTTAGAGGGTGAAGTATTTCTTTTAGGTCACTGGAAGAATTACGAAGAACTAGAAGAAAGTCTTTCAATGCCAGAGCTCATTCAAACATTGAAATCTTTTAAGAAACAAAAGTCGGAAGACAGAAAGTTTACGGCAAGTCTTAAAGGAATAGATTTAGATGCAGATGAGGAAGACGAAGTAGTTCAAGGAAAAACTTTTGAAGATATACAAAGACAAGCTCTTGGTATAAAAGCTTCAGGTGATGATATAGTTTCCTTACAAGGAAGCTTTGCAGCACAAGCAGGGTTTGGAATTGGCGCAGGTCTAGGCTACGCAGAGGAGTAATATAGGATAAATGGCTGATGAAAATATTGTAACTAATATAGTTGCTAATGCAGATTTTTCAGGTCTTATTGCAGATGTCAATAAGGTTACAGCCTCTTTATCAAAACTTCAGGCACAAATAATTCAATCAGACACAAGACTCGCAAGTCAAGTGGCTACAATGAACAGGTCCTTCGGTGAAAACCTAAGAAGAACTGGTCAGTTCTCAACACACTTTGTTACACTAACATCAGATGTTGAAAAGTTTGGCACCAACCTAGACAGGGGCCAAATGAAGCTGAGACAGTATTTTCAAACATTTCAGCAGCATACAAAAACACAAGGCGGATTAATTAGAGACCTTGCTAAACAGCAAGTAGCACTACAAAATGCAATCATTCAACCTATGGGCAAAAATGCTCAAGGTCTTATGCAATACAGTGTGCATATACCACAGGGTCTTGATGCAGTAAAAAATAAAGCAGCTTTAGCTAAGCAAGAACTCCAGATCATGAATAAGGTTATTCAAGACGGCGGAGTACAAATGATTAACTGGGGTAAGAATACTCAGTGGGCAGGACGTCAGCTAACCGTAGGATTGACTGTGCCTCTAGCAGCATTTGGTAAAGCAGCAGCAGATGCATTTAGAATGGCAGACGCAGAGCTAGTAAGACTTACAAAGGTTTATGGCGGAGTAGCAGCAACATCAGCAGCAGAATTATCCAAGATAAGAAATGAAGTTTCAGCAACTGCTAAAGAGATTTCAAAAGCTTATGGAGTTTCGTTTAAAGACACAATTACTCTTGCAGCCGATATAGCTGCAACAGGCAAACAGGGCGACGAGCTTCTAGCTTCAGTAAAAGAAACAAGCAGACTTGCAGTTCTTGGTGAAGTAGATAGACAAGAAGCAATGAAAGCAACGTTGGCAATTCAAACAACATTTAAGCAAAATACTGATCAGCTTTCTGAATCTATTAACTTCCTTAACTCAGTTGAAAACCAAACATCAACAACTCTTAATGACTTAGTAGAAGCAATTCCAAAAGCTGGCCCAGTTATTCAAGGATTGGGCGGAAGCGTACAAGATTTAGCATTATATTTAACTGCAATGAAAGAAGGCGGAATTAATGCTTCAGAAGGAGCTAACGCTCTTAAGTCAGCACTCGCATCTTTAATTAATCCTACAAAGGTAGCAAAAGAAAAGTTTTCTGAAATGGGAATTGACCTTGGCGGAATTGTAGCAAAAAATGCTGGAAACCTAACAGGAACACTTTTTGCTCTTCAAGAAGCACTAGATCAGCTAGATCCACTACAAAAGCAACAGGCAATTGAGCAGTTGTTCGGCAAGTTCCAGTTCTCTAGACTTAATGCTTTGTTTGCAAACCTAGGCAAGCAAGGAAGCCAGACCCTTCAGGTAATGGATTTAATGAAAGCAAGTTCCCAAGAGCTGGCACAGGTTGCTGGCCGAGAATTATCGATGGTAACAGAGTCTGCTTCTGGAAAGTATAAAAGAGCGGTAGAGGGATTAAAGGCAGATCTTGCAGGAATTGGAGATGAGTTCCTAAAGATTCAAACATTCTTTATTAATATTGTAGACGGAATTGTTAAGTTTATAAATAAATTACCAGACCCAATTAAATCTGTTCTGACATTTGTTACTGGCTTCACTGCAATAATTGGTCCAGTTATTATGTTAACGGGTGTGCTGGCAAACTTCTTTGGATATATTATTAAGGGTGCATCACACTTTAGGGCTTTATTCAAAGGCGGCGAAGGCTGGAAAATGCTTACGCCAGAAATTTTGGCTGCACAAAAAGCTGGATCTTTAGTTGAAGCAACATTTTATAGCGACGCAAAAGCAGCAACAGTATTAAAAACAGCAATTGCAGGACTTGTTACAGAGTTTGAATTACTACAAAGCAAGGCAATGACGGGTGCTGTATCTGTTGCACCAGCAATGTCCACAATGGCAGGAAACTTAGTAAAAGCCAGTGGTGGCAGAGTTGTTGATCCAAATCATCCACTGATTAGCCCTGAAGACACAAGATCAATGTCACACCTCAATCCAGTTGCTGGTATGACAACTGATCAAAGAGCGGCACAAACAATTTTCGGCGTAGTCCCTGGAGCTCCAAAGGTTAATCAAAAAATTGGAAATAATCCTCAGATTTATATGGAAGGAGATTTGCCAAAGATTCCAGGACTTACATCTATAGGTGGAGCATCAACAGGAGTTGTTGCAGAAGAAGCAGCAAAATGGCATGCAATGACAGGCGCACTTGCAATGCAGTCACAAGCAGAAATTGCATTGCTTAAAAAAGAAGTTGCCACAACTGGATTAATAACATCAGAGCTTTCTGATTCATACCAAGCTCTTCTTCCAACAATGACTAAGCTTACGGCAAACGCAGCAGCAGAATCTGCAGCAATTGTTGCACAACTTCAGGCTGGTAAGCTAACGGTTGATCAAGCAAGAGCTAAAATTATTCAGTTGAATGCACAAGTAGAGGCTATGATGACTCAAGCATCAATAGACATTGCAGGACAACAAGGTAGATCTATTAGCTTAACTTCAGTTCCCCTACTAGACCAGCCAGTAGTTAATAAAGATGGAAAGTCTAATATGAAGGAGCTTGCTCGTCCAGGAAGAACAAGAGATCTTCTAAATAAAATTGCACGAGGTCTTGGAGTAAAAACATTCGGTGCTGGATATAGTACAGAAACTACAATTCCAAAAAGATTTAATAGAGGAAATATTGTTCCAGGAACTGGCAATACAGATACAGTTCCAGCAATGCTTACTCCAGGAGAATTTGTTGTAAACAAAGAAGCAACGGCAGCAAACCTTCCATTACTTGAGGCTATAAATGGCGGCAAAGGATCTGGCGGTCCTAATTATAATAAAGGCGGAAAAGCTTTAAGACTTCAAAGAACTCATATCACAGATGATTTAAGTGGACTAGCCTTATTGCTACCAGCATGGTTAAACCTAGGTGTTAACTCTAATGGAAGTGGTCTAACTGGAAGTCAAATTTCTTCTGGAATCAGAGAAACCTTGCAAGCTGGGTATGATCCAAATGGGTTAATGAATGAGGCAGCATCTACTTTAGGTGGAGATAGAAGTCAATCATCAAGAAGAACTAAAGCAGCTTTAGAAAAACTAATTGCTTCTTTAGAGAGTCCAGAAAATGCAAATAGAATGATTGGCGGGAAAGCAGACCCGTTTGGATTTGAAAAACTTGCAAAAGAAATATACAGACCAGCACTCCGTGGAATTAAAATTGATTCTGGAAGAGCTGGTGGAACAAGAAACCTATATTCTGCAATATCTCAAATATTTACTGAAAGAGCTAAAGAAGTTTTAACTAGAGATGAAGCAATATCTCGTGGACTACTAACTGGATCCCCAACTGGATCAAGGCAAATGGGACAGATGGTTAAGAGAAGAGATGGAAGATTAACATGGGTCAGCGAAAATAGAACAATAGGCTCTAGAGTTCCTTCGTGGGCAAGGGGAACAAATTTACCAACATTGCTAACTACATCAAGTGGTATTAGTCATGCTCTTAAATTGCTTAGAAGAAATTCTGGTGGAATGATACCAGGATATAATGCTGGCGGAGTTGTCGGAAATGTATTAAAGAGTACAGCTTTTAAAAACGTAGGAGCAAAGTTTGGAAAAATAGGAGAAAAGTGGGGTGCCACTTCTCTATCCATTGGTATGGGAAGAAAGCTATTCGGAAGTTCAGGACTAACACCTAAAGCACAAAACTTAATGTACGGCAAGCTAGTTGAAAATCTTGAAAAAGAAAGACCATACGGATACGTAAAAGATGCTCAGGGCAGTCTTCAAAAAGCCCTAGAGCCAGATATTGTAGATACACTTCTTAAATCCGCTGCTGGAGATGTTCTTAGCACAGGAGGAAAAAGTTTAAGTAAAATTGATAGAGAGATATTAAGAACCAAGTTTGCAAACTGGGATTCAAAGTCATGGACACCTTCAACTACTAAAGTAAGAAAACAAATGTTTGGAATGAACAAAGGCGGAATGGTGCCAGGTGTTCAATATTTTAATAGAGGCGGAAAGGTAAAAGGCGTTCAGTATTTAAATGAAGGAAGCGTTGTTAAACCAATAACATTTGGATCAGCATATAGAGAACAAAGAGATAAGGGTTTTATTGGTAAAGGTTTAGTTGGCGGACCTATGGCTGGTATGGGCGTTGGTATGGGAATGCAAATGGCTGGAGG